TGAAATTAATGTTGATAATATTCAGACATCGAAACAGGCGGACCAATTAATAATGCGTTCTATTAAAATACGAGAACCAAATAGTTTAGAAAAATTAGTGAAGCGTAAAACAATAAAGGTAGAGAATCCTCCCGTACTACCACAACAAAAAGACATAAATTTAAAAGACCCTTTACTTAAAATTAAAGGAATTCGTAAAAAGAAAAATATCACTAATACATATGACAAGACCGATGACAAAACAAATGAAACAAATGAAACAAATGAAACAAATGAAACAAATAAAATCAAAAAAACACAAATACAAAAACAATAACAATAAAAAAAAGAAAAATAAAACCAGAAAAATGATGAAATTAAAATGTAGTCCCGATAATGGTAAAACTGAAAAATTAAAATTTTCATGTTTTGATGATAAAACCCTATATAAATTAAGAGATTTATGGAATCTACGTCATAAAGATACAATTATAAACACGAATGATACAAAGGAAATATGGGAACAACTTCAAAAAAATATGAGTTATGTTTGCAATAAAGAGTCTTGCTGGTTAAAACAACAATTTGCAAACGGAGAGTTTAACAAAGATTTTGATACGTATTTTGCACCAGAGTCTCCAAAAGAATGGAAAAAGAAACCAAACGAATGGTTATCTAGCACAGATATTTTAGCAGTAATGAAGCAATATGAAAATGTGTATCCATGTTTTGATTTTATTGGACCATCACCCATGGATTTTGATATACAGCAACAATACGGTGAATGCGTTTGGCAAGAATTATGTGATTTTAGTGTTGAAAAACAAATTAAAAATGGTAAATTTAAAGTGGGAATGATATTTAATTTGGATCCACATAATCGTGGCGGGTCACATTGGGTAAGTATGTTTATAAATATTAAAAAGGGTAAAATTTTCTTTTTTGATAGCGTTGGAGACACGGCGCCAAAAGAAATAATGGCGCTCGTAAAACGCATACAAAACCAAGGGTCACAGTTAAAGAAACCAATCAATTTTGTATTTGACCAGAATCACCCAGTAGAGCATCAATATGGTGATACTGAGTGTGGTATTTATTCTTTATATTTTATTGTGCATATGTTAGAAGATAAACATACTTCGGAATATTATAAAAAACATATATTATCTGATAAATACATGCAATCATTTCGCAAAATATATTTTAATGAGGAATTATAATGATAAAAATACAAATATAAATACAAATACAAATACAAATACAAATACAAATACAAATACAAATACAAATAAAAATAAGAAATATAATGATAAGAAAAATATATAAATATGTCAAATGTATTTATATATTATTATTTATTTGAACCATGAATACATCCGAATTTATACAAACACAAAATATAGAAACGATTTGGGATGTTCTACTTGATGAAGAAGGTAGTTTTATAATGAAAAATAATGGTCACTACGAACAAGCCATAAAATCTCAATTCATGACTATTATTAAAAATTTTTATGAACATGAAAAAAAATCGGGACTTCCGCTGTTGGAAATGAATAAAAAAATCGTGTCTATTTTAGTAAATGAATGGATACCCATGTTAAAAACACAAGAACAAAAAATTCGTACTCCAGAAGTACCTCAACAAAAACAACAGCAACCAATATCAGAGTCATTAACTTTGGTAACTGCAGAAGAAATACAAAATAATCGGAAAACACAATTTGAGAAAGAACTGAATCTAAAACGTAATGAATTTCAAGGGGCGATGGCGGTCAAACCACCACCGATGGTTGATTTTAAAGATAAACAAGATGAGCCGATTGGAGAAATGGAAAAATTAATTGCAGAAACGATTGCGCAAAGAAATTTTGAAATAAATCAAATACAAAATGTATCTGGAAATAAATTAGAAACCGAAAAATGGTTGCAAGGAGACAAAGTGCGATCAAAACCAATTCCAAGTTCTAGTTCTACACAAGAAAGTAATTCGGGATTTAAATATATTAAAATAGGCGAGAAACTGAATGATACAACAAATGTAATTGAATTATCAAATCAAAAAAAACAATTAACCTGGGAGGATAATGAACCATCTTCAGATTTCAATAGCTCGCCTTATGAACGCTCCACCGAATCTATATTTAAAAAATTAAAACCAATCATAAAACCGAAAATAGAATCAAATATAGAACTTCGCATAGAACCGATAGATACAACAAACAAAGAAATGGAAAAAATGAATGAAAAAATGGATGCTTTACTATCACGTATGGATACACTTGTTGATTTGTTATCTAAATTACAACCAAAAACGGAATAGATTTATAAGGACCAAATAACGCAACAACTATTGCACCATGCTATGCATAAAATACATAAATTCACATTTTTTTTTGTATCCTGGTCACCATTCGTGTCTCTATCCATCGTTTCGCTAAGTGGTCCTGATTTGTCACTATCTAGACTAATATCTGTAAGTATTTCTTCATTCATCTTATGTAATGTAATAATATGTTGTTATTACATTTCTAATTGTTATTTATTGTTTATTGTTTATTTCTCTAAATCTTATTGAATTGCATATCCCCGTTCGGTAATTTTTCTAAAGTACCAATCAATGTCGGCTCTAGTCCAGGAACGGCTTGTGCCTGATTATAACTATCCAAATCATAAATATTTCCCAAAGTAGAACTTATCTTTCGATAAATATAAATTTTACCGCGCAATTGTATCTCTTTTCCAGACCATTCTAATCGTTTTTTATTTATCTTTGCCATAGTATCTGGTTGTTCTGTCTTGTAACTCGGTTGATAAGAAAATGAATTTGCATTTGGTTGTCCGAACTGAAGGCAATGTAACTGTTCTTTGGACCCTTGACGAGAATAAATGGCGCAATCAATAGAAGCTTCTTTCATAGCAGTAATTAATTGTTGGCTGACCTCATCTTTAATCGTGGATATTTCAAACAAAGCCTCATCACTAGTGAATGGAATTTGAACCAGTTTATCTTTATCTTTGGGGGAATAACTCGGGTATGTTTTTTTACTCAAATCTTTTAATTTTAATTCAATAGACGCATCACTCAAAATTTGCTCTTTGGAAAAGGTCATTAAATATAAGAATACCTCTACCGTTTGCAATGCTGGTGGCAAATTTTTGTGACTGCAAATACGCCGAGCTCTTCCAATAACCTGGTCTATACGTGCCGGGTGCCAATACGGCTCCATAATATGAACATAGCGTGTATTTCGCAAGTTAATACCTTCGGACCCGGATGCCGTAATCATAAGAACTTTAATTATTTCTCCCATAAAATTATTATTGGCAATCTGTTTTAATTGATTCGTAATCGGAGTACCTTCATCCCAATCGCTATTAAATATATTACGAATCACTTCCTTTTCTTCAGAAGATTCGGTACCCGTATATAGAGCAAATGTTGGTTTTCCCATATTCTCTTCCGATATATCCAACTCCCATTCACCGGATGCATTTTTTTTGATTTTGAACCGCGTATAACCATTTTGTTCAAGCACTTTGGTAAATATTCCGATTCCTTCTAATGTGCGAAACTGGCTATACACCAAATGAAGGCCGATATGTTCCGGGTCCTGAATGTTTTCAAGCATGGACAAATATTTGGGACTATATACTTGCAATCCTTCTGTACTAAAATATTCTGCAGACCGTTCTTCCAAGTATTCAATTGCACGTTTTAATCGTGCTTCATACGTAGAATCTCCCAAATTATCTAAAATAACATCTCCTTCAATTTCACCATCTGGTTCTCCTTCCAAATCGTTGGGTCCTCGTTTTTCCGTTTCTTTTAAAGCATCTTTGTATAATTCATCTAGTTTTGAGCCGTCTTCCACATCTTCTCGCGGCATAGGACGCCCTGGTGGTTTTGGCATCACAAAATTACAAAATAAACGCGAAAAAATTCTATATGTGGAACTCGGTTCTTGATAAATTCCATTTTCATCTGCTTTGCCCTTCTTCTTTTTATTTTGCTTTTCTTGTTTTCTCTCTTGTTGCCGCGCGGCTTCATAGACACCAAATTGGTAATCGCTCATTGGAATTTTTACAACATGAAAATTGGCGAGCTTCTCATACTTCGGTAGCAAATTCTCCTGCGCACTTCTAAAATAAGATGTTAATCCCATTATTCGGCGTTTAAACATTTCCACGTTTTTAACATTACCGGTATCACTGGATATAAACATATTTATAAAATCATCAAATTTATCTGGAAGCGATTTGAACATATGAACCGTGATGCCTTGTGCAAACACTTCAATATCATTACGATTCAATATTTGAATAACACGACGTTCAAAATCCGCATCACTTATTTGTCCTCGTTTAAACACCATTGTTTCTTTCGTTGTTTTATCTATTTTTTCGTAAGCCTTGTTTGTTACGCCGTGATACCCACTATCTGCTTTTTCTTTATTTTCAAACCCGTATGGATTTCGTGTAATAGTCAATTTCTTACTGGATACCGAATAATCTAAGAAATCCATATTCTTTTCTCTTGTAAAAATTTCTTGCAACCTTTCTTTATTTACCGGCTTACTTGTTTTAACATCCAGTGGTATTTCCCATGTCTTGATGTATCCTCGCAAAATATTATAAAGTATTCCAATTTCATTCGGATAATTAATAATGGGGGTTCCAGTAAGAAGAACCACGCGCGCATTTTGTGCCGAAAGCAACATTTCATAAAGAATCATAGATAAAGAATAAGACACTCTTTCTTTTTTTCCCGTTTTTGGATCAGTTGCAACTACTTTTTCCTTCCCAATCTTATTCACAATGCGACTAATGAAATTATGCGCCTCGTCAATAATGACCACCGCATTATCAAATATATTTGTTTCAAAATTATCGGACATTTCCTTTAATTTATCTCTGCGAAGACCATTATAATTAATGAATTTATATTTTGCTTGAATCATTTCATCTAACTGGTCATCTAAACTGTTTTTATCCGCTGTAGGAAGTGCGTTATAGTTGCTTGGTTTTGTTACATCTACCAGCCATGCACCTCCTTTTTTGTGAATATATTCCATCGGTAAATGCAAAGCCGCAGAAAGGGTTTCAAATGCGTTGGATTCATCAATCCATTGCCAAAACTGATTTTTCTTGTAAAGTGCATCTCCGCATTTTTTTAGTTCCTCCATATAATTTCTCCGCAATGATGCCGGTGTCATTATAATAATTTTTTGCGTGCTTTTCATGCCTTCTGCGATAGCAATAGAAGTGCATGTTTTACCGGAACCTAAACCATGAAATAATAGAAGCCCGCGATATGGTGTATATAAATTTAAATAATCGCGAACAATTCTTTGATGTGTTAATAAAGTTAGTTCTTTGGACGCGTTACCCATATTGTCGCAGGATACACCGGAATTATCGTCTAAAACTTGGTCTCTGTATGGTTCAAAGAGAGAATTAATAAAATTGACAAAAATTTCACGGTTATTCATGTAATAACTGCTTACCTTGTATTGTACTTTTGCCGTTTTTTCTGGAAGCCGGCGCACAATAGGAACATCATCAATGCTAATCCATTCAATTTGGTCAAGAATAGAAACTCCTTTCGGCATTTTCGTTGTTGTTCTGCGCCTTTTAACTGGTGCCTTTTCTTTCTCTTTTTCTTCTTCTTCCAAAGGTGGAACAATATCCAACCCTTCTTCTTGTAGAATGAGTAATTTCTTTTTTGTTATTTTCTTTGCCTTTTTCACGGCAGGTTCTAATTCAAAAACGGGTTGCAATTGCATAGTTGATTTTTTACTAACCTTTCCAATTTTTCTCTCAGATAACCCTTTCAATAAAGCCTCTATGGGAAAATTCGGGTCCTGTTCATCTTTAAATTCCACCTTTTGAATAGTTACTTTTTCTGGTATGTTGGCAACAGGAATTATCACTTTTATTTCTTGTTTTTTTTGCTGCATTTCAGTTGGTTTTAGTCGTAATTGTTCTTTTATTTTATCTAAAGGATTCATATCTTATATAAGATAAATATATAATACTTTTATTGTATTAGATATTTTATACATTTTTTATACATTTTTTATTCAGAGTAAGACAATATCTTTTGCAAAGCCTCTTGGCATGCAATTTGTTCTGCTTTTCGTTTAATCTTATGCTGCCCTCCACCCAAAAATAAAAAGATTTTTCCGTGTGAAACTATATATTCGTTAATGGAATGAAATGTTTTTAAAGTATCAATATGCAAAGCATTCTGATAAGAACAATTATATACTTGTTGCCCAATACATAAATACACACCCATTTTATATCCATTTTCAGGGTCAATCTCTCCCATTTCCAAATAATGGGGGGTTACCTTGAATTCCTTTTGAATTTTTACTTGAAGAATATTCTTATAATTATCATCATTTTGAATTAAAGCAATCCAATCAATATGTTTTTCTAATATATTTTCAACAAATTTTTGCGCCATTTGAAATCCAGGACCTGTAACAAACATGGTTTGAAACCAGTTTTCCTCGTCCTTCACTTCAATCTTATTAAAATCCAAAAATAATGCGCCTAAAAATGATTCAAAAAGACAACCCAATTTTTTAAAATTATTTCGTATATTTTTCTCCTCTGCATGCCGTGATAAAATTAACCACTTATTCAAATGCATTTCCATAGCAATTTTTCCAATCGCTTCATTTTTAACAATCGCAATTTTTTTTTCGGTCATGAATCCTTCGTTCTCTTTAGGGAAACGGCGATACAAATAATATTTGACAATTAGTTCAAGAACTCCATCTCCAAGAAATTCCAAACGTTCGTTGGACTTTGTTTTTAAAGGCATACAATCTGGTGGCTGTTCCACTATAGTTATATTTTGTTGTATATTTTCTAGATGTGGGCGCTTGGTATAAGATTTATGTACAAATGCTCGTTTATACAGATTCAAATTATTTATAGTTGCAGGAATTCCGTATTTAGTGAGAATAGATTGAACATCATTCAATGTAATCTCTATATTTGATGGATTATATGGGTTAAATATAAGTCCCTCATCGTTCCGAATAATATCATCATCCTGTAGCAACTTTGATTCTGTCATATTTTTACTATCACAATATTCCATATATAGATTATAGGCTGTTCTATTTAAACTATTTGAAAATATATTTTAGGCAAGTCCTCTAATCAAAATAATAAAATAAATTAATAAAATAATATTTAGAGTATATATAAAATGGTTGGAATGACTTATAACTCAGGCAGTAAGTCTGCTAGAAATGTTGATTCATTAGCGAACCGAGGATGCCAATATGGCGGGTCTTGCGGTGGTAACAAAAAGCCCGGTCTTATTACATATGGTGGGTCATGGCCTAGAGGAAATATGGGTAACTTCTTGAGGCGCGCTCCACAAGGGTGTTGTGCAAAAAATAATAGCATTCTATTTGGGCAGATATTTACGAATAGGAATCCTGTTCAATATACTCGCGCACGTGCAGGTGTTGTGCATGGTTTGTCAGGTATGGGTTAAAAGCAAAAAAAGGAAAGAACCAAACAAAAGCAAAACCAAAGAAAGCAAAACCAAAGAAAGCAAAACCAAAGAAAGAAAAAGCAAAAAATAATATATTAAGAAAATAATTTAATAAGTTCTTTATTATTAAATTATTATAATGAAAATTAAGATAGACCATAGGGAACATGATTTGATTCAATCGTGTAAATATTTTTTAGGTATTGGTCCGGCATATCAAGGAATAGAATTAGAAATATGTAATTTACCCATAGGCGATATCATTTTATGTGATGATAATGGTATTGAGAAAGTTATTATTGAGAGAAAAAGTTTATCAGACCTTGCGTCCAGTATTAAAGACGGGAGATATGAAGAACAATCATATCGTTTAAATGGCATTTCACACCCAAACCATAATATCATGTATATTATTGAAGGTGAAATGAATAAAGTGAATAGTTTCAAAACTAGAATAGATAAGTCTGTATTATATTCGGCGATTTTTTCATTAAATTATTACAAGGGATTCTCAGTATTGCGAAGTCAAAATTTAGAAGAGACTGCAATTATGATTTGCCACATGACATATAAATTAAAAAAAGGTATTATTGGGAATTTGAAACCATATTATGATTCACTTATTCAAGAAAATTCTTCAGATAAAGCCGCTGGAATTCAGTCGCTCCAAACTCCTGAAACTTTGGAAAACTCAGAAAATTCAGGAATAAAAGAAGAAAAAGAATATTGTCATGTCGTGAAGCGTGTAAAGAAAGAAAATATCACTACAGATAACATTGGTGAAATTATGTTGTGTCAAATTCCTGGAATAAGTTCTATAACGGCAATTGCTATAATGGCGCAATTTAAAAACTTACCAAATTTAATATTTTGTCTTAAGGAAAATCAACAATGTTTAAAAGATATATCATATAGCAATGCCAAAGGACAGACTAGAAAAATAAGCAAACCTGCCATTGAAAATATTAAAAAATTTTTGCGATCAAATGAATAATCTTCTATAAATATATAAATATATTACATGAGTGAAGATTTATTAAAAATAATAGGAATAGTAGTGCTTGTTGTTTTTTTATTATATTTAGTATCAAAAGTATTAAAACTCCATTTAAATATACAAAATAGTATTATGGAAGGATTAGCAAATAATGGCGAAAATGGCGTCGCTGGGTCAGCAGGCGTTTTTGGTAATTCTATTTCTGAAAAGAGTACCATATTAAATGATTCCTTCCTAATTAAAAAATATAAAACAGATTATGAACATGTGATACTTAATTTAGATGAATATATGGATCTTTTGATGTTACAAACTACATTAAATTTTTCTGCAAAAGATGGCACATCTCCAGAGAATATGGCGCTTTTAAATAATTTAAACACATTACATAGTGCAAAAGCCTCATTAAACTCGGTGATGAGTTTTATTGACCATCAATAATTAGAAATTTTTTATACACTATAAAAATTTTCTAATGATAAAATCAGTAATTTACGGAACATATAAATTAACTTCGTTTCCTTCATAATAACCCGCATCCACTAATTGTTGTGTATAACGTTTTCCACCCCAAGTATCATCCATTGCATTCGGACTAAAAAGCATATTTTCGCTTGCTTCATTCCCATGTAATACTGCAGCATTTGATAAGTCACCGTCCGACGTTGGTTGGTTAATAGTCGGCGAGCCAGCATAATTCGGGTTAAAATCGGTAGAACCAGGACCAGAACCACTCGTTTGTGCGCCAGGATAATTAGTGCTTAATGCCGGTGGCAAACCACCTTGTGGTTCCGTAACGCTTGGTCGCGCTTTATAAACAGATTGCCCTTGAGCATCATAGGTCTGTTGTAAATATAAAACCGGACAACGAATACCTTGACTATGTTGCCAACTTATAAATTCAACATAATCTTCTAAATTTTCAAATTCAACCGGATTTACTCCAGGAACTTGGGCTAGATTTGAATTATATAAATAAAAGCGAGATCCCTTTTGAATTAACATATTGGGGCACCGAATTTCTCCCGTCATAGTTGTGAGTCCTTCTAATGATTTCGGGTCACCATACATTGCAACAAAATATATTCCTGCTAAAAAGACAATAATAATGAGAATAAGAAGCAAGGACATATATAATAAAGTAGGATAAATAAAATTTCTAACTATATTTTATAATGGCAGAAACCCCCAAATTACAAATCATTGAAATAGAAGGACCATTGAATAAAAAGTCGGAAAAAAAGTTGGAACAATTAAATCATGGAATCAATACCGGCAATCATGTATTTTTATTTTTATTTATGGTTGGATGTGGGCCATGCGAAAGCACCAAAGAGCCGTGGGCGAATATTCACCATCATTTAACGGATGACCAAAAAAAGAACCCACAAATTATTATTGCACGCGTGGATAAGGATTTTTATCCACAATTACATTCTGTCGGAAAAGAACCAATGGGATTTCCTACATTGCGTTATATTTCAAATGGCGGAATAGAAGAGTATGAAAATGCGCCTCTAAAAAAAAAAGACAGGAGTGCAGAATCTTTTGCAGAATGGATTAAGACAAAAGTTCCCAGATATGAAAAACGAGGTGGTGCAGGAGAACATGGAATGGCTTTTAGACATTGTAATAGTAAAACGTTACATACGCGACGACGCAGTGGAGGTAAATGGTCATTAAAATACAAACGCAGCATCAATTGTCGTCATCCAAAAGGTTTTAGTCAAAAACAACATTGCAAATATGGTAGAAAAATAAAACGTATGAAAACCGGTACAAAGAATCGGAAAAGAACTCGGAAATATAATCGTTAAAATCTATCGGATGGTTTAAATTTGTTTAAATTGGTTTGAAATAAATATATTAATTATTTGCCATTTATAATATGCTGGGGTATATTATAAAAAATTGAATTAAATATACCAACGGATATATAGTATAACTAAACAAATAAACAATGGAACAAGCATTTCGCCTTTACGATTTTAATGTGTATAATGAAAATACGTCAGATTCAAATAGTGATGATTCCGGCGATGGGCCGAAAAAAGATACAAATACCTTCAAAATTCAAATGTTTGGAATAAATGAAAAAGGTGAAAGTTGCAGCATTATTGCGGAAAATTTTAAACCATTCTTTTACGTAAAAGTGGATGATAATTGGACCGATGCAACAAAAATGGCCTTTCTCGCTTTTATGAAAGACAAAGTAGGAAAATATTATGAGGGCTCTATTGTAAAATGTGAGCTAGTAAGTAAGAAAAAACTATACGGGTTTGATAATGGAAAAGACCACAAGTTTATTCAAATTATATTCAATAATATGCCATGTTTCAATAAGGCGAAATATTTATGGTACGATAAAGATTACAAATTACGGCCGAATGGATTCTTATTTAAAGGCACGCGCATGTTATTATACGAGTCAAATATTCCACCCTTATTGCGATTCTTTCATATAAAAGATATTAGTCCTTCCGGATGGGTTGTTCTGCCGAAAAAAAAAACCATTCAAATAAATTTTGACAAAAAGACCACTTGTACATATGAATTCTGCATTGATTATAAACATATTCTTCCGCTCAATGAAAAAGAAACGCGCGTGCCGTATAAAATATGTAGTTTTGATATTGAGGCAAGCAGTAGTCATGGTGACTTTCCCGTGCCTGTTAAATCGTATAAAAAATTAGCAACGAATATAGTGGAATATTTTGAAAAGATGGATAAAGAGATAAATAAAGAGAATTGTAAGATTCTTTTACGTGAAATTATGATGTGTGCTTTCGGATATTCCAATACAATGATAACGATTGATTTGGTATATCCAAAGATTGCGCAAACGAATAAAGAAGTAATAGAAAAAACAGAAAAATGGTTACAATCCAAAATAAGAGATAACACGAATGCAGATAATTTTGGAAACCAAATAACGATTGAAGATATGTTTGAGCGTATGAATGCTGCTGTAAATGGAGATGCGGATGCTGATGCTGATGGCGATGGCGATGAATATGGTAGCGATAACGAAGAAGATGGTGACTCTGTACCGGTTATAACAAAATCCACATTCAAATCCAAATCAAAATCAACTACGGTAAAAGACGCACAACAATATAACGGCACCGTGATAGATATGATGTTAGATAAAAAGTTTGATAGAGAAGCCAAATTATTGGAACTGCGTATTACGATGGATAATATATTTCCACGGTTGGAGGGCGATAAGGTAACATTTATAGGTTCCACATTCTTGCGTGCAGGTCAAACCGAACCCTACTTAAATCATTGCATCGTATTGAATACCTGCGGAACAGTTCCGGTAGAAAATAATCAAATTGAAACCTATTCTTCAGAAGATAAAGTGTTGCTTGCATGGAAAGATTTAATTCAACGTGAAAATCCGGACATTATCATCGGATATAACATATTTGGTTTTGATTATGATTTCATGTTTCATCGCGCACAAGAAACAGGTTGTATTCGCGACTTTCTCAATCTTTCAAAAAACAAGGGCGAAATTTGTGCTTCTATAGATAAGGAATCCGGAAATTATAAGCTAGAAGAATCCAAAATTGTCATTGCTAGTGGTGAGCATAACTTAAGATATATTAAAATGAACGGCCGAATTCAAATAGACATGTTCAATTATTTCCGCCGTGAAGAATCTTTGTCATCGTACAAATTGGATTACGTGGCCGGTCATTTTATTGGCGATTATGTTAAAAAATTGGACTACAACCAAGAAACAAATGAAACCTGTATTAAAAGTACAAATTTAACTGGATTATATGATGGAAGCTATATTCATTTTGAAGAGATTGGGCATTCTACCGATTATTATAGTAATGGTGACAAATTTATTGTGAAAACCGTGAATAAAACCACTGGTCAATTTATTGTATCAGGACATATTCAACCGGACCAAAGTAAGAAAATTCGTTGGTGTTTGGCAAAGGATGATGTAACTCCGAAAGATATTTTCCGCATGACGAATGGTACTGCCGAGGACCGCGCAATAATCGCAAAATATTGTCTCCAGGATTGCAACTTGGTACATTATTTAATGAATAAGGTAGATGTTCTTACCGGATTTATAGAGATGTCCAAGATTTGCAGCGTACCGATTAGTTTTATAGTCTTGCGCGGTCAAGGAATTAAACTAACCAGTTATGTGGCCAAGAAATGCCGTGAAAAAAATACGCTTATACCTGTTATGGATAAACCGGAAGGTAATGACGGGTATGAAGGCGCTATTGTTTTGGACCCAAAATGTGATTTATATTTGGATAATCCAGTAGCTTGTGTTGATTATGCATCTTTATATCCATCTTGCATGATT